CAAGGTGTGGTAGAAAGTGTCAATGACTATCTATGGCACGGGTCTAGGTATAGAAATGAGGTACTAGTACCGCGTCAGGCTAATGATACCGGTGGTAAAGAAGAAAGTAATAAAAATGCTATATATGCTACTCCTAGTGCAAAAGTTGCTATAGCAATGGGGCTAACTACTCCTGGATCAGATACCGGAATGTTTCCAAACGATCCACAAATGGTACTATTCAAAGGCGGTATTAGAAAAGGTGAAATGGTTTACTTGCACAAGGTACCTAAAGATTTATTCATAAAACACAACAGCAGAGAATGGTATAGTAAACCCGATGTAAAAGAAATTACACCTATAGAAGTAGTAACAGTTCCTGTAGACAAATGGTTAAGTTTGATTAGAACTGCTACCCCTAAAGATTTAGAATTACAGAAAAAAAACATGAAGAAGCAAGGTGTAGCGGAAGGCTTAGATGATAATAGAGTTAGTTTCAAGGTACAAAAAGGTAAAAACAAATTTGCAACTACTTTAAGTGTTGGTGGCGACCCAGTAGGAGTATACCAATATGATGCTGATACAGGTCGTAGCATAGCCGAGATTTATCCAGAATTCAAAGGCAAAGGATTAGGTAAATTATTGGTTTTACATGCTATCTATACCGCGGCTAATTTGGGATTAGATTTCCAAGAAGATGAATCAAGAACCTCAGAGTATGATAATGTATTAGATAGTTTGAGTAGTAACGGTTATATTGTAGATGACGATGGATATTGGTATGTAACCGGTCAAGGTGAACAATATCTACAACAATCATTAAAACAAGGTGTGGCGGAAGGTGATGACAAATTAAAAGATCCAATAGCAAATGCAATATTAGATTTCTATCAACATGCCGGACATATTAGCAAAGACCCAATTGATAACTATGTTGGTACTGCAAAAGAATTGCTAAGTCAGGTCAGTGATCCTACAGTCAAATCAAAGATACTAGATATTTTCAAACAAGCAAAACAAAGCCCATATGTTCAAGGTGGAGTTGTTACAACTATTGGTGCATTACTTGCCGGTGGAGTATTAAGTTCAGCACAGAAAATGGGATTGAGTCCAGCGCAAACTAACTTAGTGTTACAAGCGATACTAAATACAGTTATACCTACTGTGGTGTCCAGGATCAATGGAAAGAGTTGGAGTGACACAGTTAAGTACACACTAGCAAGTGCAGGCATTGGTACTGGCATTGCTGGTATGATGGAGGAATAATGGCATATTCAGAAAAAGTAATTGACCAAATAGTAAAAGAACACAATGTTGTGTTGTTTATGAAGGGGACCGCACAATTTCCCATGTGTGGATTTTCGGGCAAAGCTATACAACTGCTGAATGAATGCGATTCAGACTTTGATGTATTCACTGTAAATGTGCTTGATGATAATGACATTCGACAAAGTATCAAAGAATACAGTAATTGGCCGACCATTCCTCAATTGTATGTCAATGGTGAGTTCATCGGCGGATCTGACATCTTGATCGAAATGCACGAATCAGGTGAATTACAACAATTATTAAAAAACAAGGAGTCATAATTTATGGCATATTCAGAAAAAGTAATTGACCACTACGCAGTTATGATAGAATAATAATGCACACAACCGGGTGCACCTAGATAAATACTTGTATGAAAAACAAATATGGTCTAAGTAAGGTGTGCTTTTTTTGTGAATCTAGTTTTATAACTAAACCTAGATTTATAGATTACTGTTCACAAAAATGTAAAAATCCTCTTAACAGGGGAGAATATGATCCCTGGAATAAAGGTATCAAACTTACAGATGAACAAAAAGCAAAACAAAATACAGACGGGCTCAAAAAAGGATGGGGATGGAACAAGGGCGGAACTAATGAAGCGGCACGCCAGCGTATGCTAGTCAATAATCCAAATAAAGATGGAAGGTTAAACAATCTTAGACCAAAAAATCCAATTACAGAACCCCTTAAAATATATCGTAGTAAGGTTAGGTACCATACATATAGAACTCTTAAAGAAATGAGAGCAAACGGTGAGTGGGTTCCAAAAACTGGTAAGTATAAAGACAGTTGGCAAATTGACCATATTATTCCACACAAACAAGGTTTTGAATTAAGAATAGATCCTTCAGTACTTGGTGGAAAAAAGAATATACAATTTATTAAAGGCGAAGAAAACAGAAAAAAATGGGATAGTTATCAACCCATTGAAATAGTAGAGTCTATTACAGGAGGTAATTATGTATAGTGCAAAAGTGTTAGATCATTATGAGAACCCTAGGAACGCAGGAAGTTTTTCCAAAGATGAAGAAAATATAGGTACGGGATTAGTAGGAGCCCCGGCGTGTGGTGACCTAATGAAACTACAAATAAGAGTAGAGAATGGCATTATTACAGATGCACGTTTTAAAACGTATGGATGTGGATCGGCAATTGCAAGTAGTTCTCTAGTCACAGAGTGGGTTAAAGGCAAGACATTAGACGAGGCAGCAACTATTAAAAATTCAGAAATTGCTGAGGAACTTGCATTACCCCCAGTTAAGATACATTGTAGTATCTTAGCAGAAGATGCTATCAAAGCCGCAGTAGAAGATTATAAAAAGAAACATGATATCATTATCTGACAAAGCAAAAACAAAAATAGAAACTCTATTAAAGAGTTCTCAACATGTTGGGATTCGTATAGGGGTGAAAACAACTGGTTGTAGTGGATTAGCATATGTATTAGAATATGTAAAAGAATATGTTAGTGATCCTACTACTATCAATTACGCTCAACCTAACTTTTGTGTATTAGTAGATAAAAAGCATAATGTATATTTAGAAGGTCTTACGATGGATTATGTCCGTAATGGACTAAATGAGGGGTTTGAGTTTAGCAACCCGAATGAACGTGACCGCTGTGGATGCGGAGAAAGTTTTAGAGTATGATAACAATTACAGAATCAGCAAGTATCAAAATAGCAGATATTATTGCGGAAGAAAACAACCCTGACTTAAAGTTACGTATGTTTGTCCAGGGCGGGGGATGCTCAGGATTCAGCTATGGATTTACGTTAGAGGAGATAAAAAATGAAGATGACTTTGAATTTGAAGCTGGTGCCACAAGTGTCCTGGTCGATGCAATGTCGGCTCAATATCTTCAAGGGGCTGAGGTTGATTACGTAGAAGACTTAATGGGGGCAGAATTCAAGATAAAGAACCCCACAGCTACTAGTACTTGCGGATGCGGGAGTTCCTTTTCGGTTTAAGATAAATACTAGACAAGGATTATCATGGCAATTTTAGGACAAGCAAACATATTAGTAGGAGTAGAAAATCAAGCTACTGGTAGTGATAGCATCTACACCGCATTCAATAAAGTAGTTGACAACTTTGACACGTTATTCACCTATTCCAGCCCGTTCAATACATTTAATAGTGGTAACGGGATCACAGCAACCCCATTTAGTAGCAACGGATCAGTATTCTTTGAAAACACAGGAGTAACTAGTTTAATTGCCGGTACTGGAATCACTATATCATCTCAAACAGGAGAAATTGTTATTTCTTCTGCCGGTGGGGAGGGAATGTCAGGTGTCACTAGTGTTGGAATATCAAGTATTTCGTTAGATGTAAGTGATTCTCCTATCGTCAGTTCAGGATTAATTAGAGTAGAATTACCTACAATTGAAACAGGCCTTGGATTTGAACCGGGTGACTATATTACACCCGCACTTACCGTAGATGCATACGGTCGTATTACTAGTATTTCTAATACCTCTACGTCAGGTACAGTAACCAGCATAGCACTAGATACAGTTGGTGATGGCATTGGCATAACCGGAGGTCCGATAACAGATAATGGAACGATTGTTATTACTAACACAGGCGTTACCAGAATAAATGCAGGAAATGGAATTGAATTAAGCGGTAGTACCGGAAACGTGACTATCAATTCTACACTTAGAGGTGTTGGTGTTGTTAGTAGAGTAGATGTTGATAGTACTACACTGACAGTACTGAACAGTCCAATAACATCATCAGGAACAATTACAGTTGATATTCCAGATGACATCTCGTTAGCTGGAAATCTTATTGCAAATACTATCACTAGCAACTCCACAGCAACAATTACAGGTAATATTACTGTGGGTAATATTACCTCTACTGGTACAATTACTTCATTAGGTGGAAATATTTTATTAGGAGCTAATCTAGTAATTACTACCTTAAGTGGCACGGGCGGACCATCTAATATTCTTACTATTGGGTTTACTACTCAACCAAGAATACCGTTTGTACCAGGTGCTATCATTACCATTACCGGAACAACACCAACTACTTACAATGGATCTTACACAGTAATCACAGGTACTACAAGTGCAGTAACTGTGACTAGTTCAGTATCAACAGCAGTAGTTACAAAAGGTAGAATCATAGGCGGCGGAGATATAATTAGTAATGGATTTGTTACGGTATCTGCTAACATTACTAGTGCAAACGTGATAGCTACTACAGCATTGCAGGCACCCAAAGTTAATATTACAGGTAATGTATCATCCTCTGCATGGGGTACAAGTGGAATAGGTTTAGTTGTGTCAGCAAATACATATACTGATGCCTCTACTGCAGGTTCAGGCACAGTCGCAAGTGCTTCAATCAACGTGATAAATATACCAACTATTACAGCAAGTAATCTTGCAGTAACCGTCACTAAAGCATCGTCATTATATATTGCAGGTGCACCTGCTGCCGGTGCTAATATTACATTAACCAATTCATATGCATTGCAAGTGGCTGCCGGGCCTGTACAGATTGATACATCTACTGCCGCAACATCAGCCACGACCGGCGCACTAAGAGTTGCCGGTGGTGTAGGTATCAGTGGTGCTTTATATGCAGGAGGCGGAATAGCTAGTGCAAACACTACATCCGGTTCTCTAGTGGTTACCGGTGGACTAGGTGTTAGTGGTGATACATATCACGGTGGTAGTGTCCTTATTTCAGGAACAGGCGGGCTAGGGTACGGAACTGGATCTGGTGGAACAGTTACGCAAGCTACAAGCCGAACAACCGGTGTAACTATTAATAAAACAAACGGTGCTATTGTTCTTATTTCCGGAGCAGGTTCTACCGGGTGGCAATCATTCACCGTGACTAATAGTACAGTGGTAGCTACTGATGTAGTTCATGTTTCTCAAAAATCAGGTACGGATCTTTATCAAATATTTGTTACTGCTATAGCAGCCGGTAGCTTTCGAATAACATATGCAACTACTGCAGGCTCAACTACTGAGCAACCGGTATTTAATTTCGCTGTCGTAAAAGCAGTAACAGCATAAAAAAAGCCCCTTAAGGGGCTTTTTTGTTATATAAAATTCTTTATATCTAGCTTGGATAGCATGTGGTCTGTGTATTTTGAATGACACATTGTAATGATATCTTCATAGGGCCATTCTAAATAAAACGGACATCCGGTTCGCCACTTGCTATTTGTTCTAAAATAAGCCAACTCATACAAGTCTGCTTTATTTGAAGGATCAAACTTACGGCGCTTAAGTGATATCTCACTTAATGTTGTCCAATTATCGTATGCTGGCATTTATCAATCACGTTCCATTTTGCTGGCTTCTACTATGACTGCATTTACTTCTTCCAAAGTAGGGCACATAATCTTAGCAGATTTCCAATCATCATCATGGTCACGACCGGACACTTCAACCATGTAGCCGTTATCATAAAAATAAACAGTTACACTGTCACCGGCTTTTTTCAATTTATCACTTAACTTCATTTTGTTTCCTTATTGTAAATGGGTATAGGCGCCGTAGCGCCTTTTGTTATTAAACGGTTGCGACACCGACTTCTGCCAACAGTTGTTCAGCAGACACTTCTTTCTTACCACGAGCCTTGATAGAATCAAGACTAGGCTTTGCGGCTTTAGTAGTACGCACTTTAACAGTGCCCTTGCTTGCCTCTTTAACACGATCTGCCAGCGCATCACTAATAGTTGCCTGATCACCAGCAGATTGGAAATCTGCATGAGAAGCCAAATAATTGAGTGCCTCGACCTTAGTCATCTCAGAGGGCAACTCAATCAGGTCAATGCGAGTGGCACCGCCCTTAGAGAATTGTTTGACGCGGCGAACCATGTCATCAGTGAAACGGACCTTAGCATTGCTGTTATGAACAGTGATACCTGCGACTTTGAAAGTTTGATTAGCCATTTGTATTCCTTTAAAAAATATAGCTAGTTGAAAAAATATGCTTTTCAGCACAGTTATAATGATAACACAAAGGGTTATTAATGTCAACCATTTGTGTTACCAAAATCTTGTTTAGGCAGCTTTGAGGATGCCCTTTTTAGGATCAAAACCATCAGGGACTGCATTAGGAAAGCACAAACGTCCGCCTTGAAATTTTCCTGCTTTGTCAATGTAATCAAATACATAAACACGACCAATCAATGGAGCAATTGCTCTCATAATCGGTGTAGTTAAAATTCCAACACCGGCAATAGACCTATTTTGACTTTCTTTAATAGCTACCCAAGTATCACTAGTATCCATTCTCCAAATAGGATCACTAGAGGCTTCATGTTGTTCTAAAATTATAGAGGCAGTAGTCAAATCTCGGTGAGATTTGATAAGACCTGCTTGATGTAATTTATTTACAATTTCCACTGCTTTGTTTGCGTTCATTTTGATTTCCTTTTTGATTTAAAATTAACCCACAATATAGGGCTTGTTCCATTTGCCGATGTTAACATCAACATACCAACCCACGTCAAAGTAGTCGGATTGAATGTCGCTACGGTCATGATTACCGTTGTTCATTGCTTCCATTACTTCGGTAAGGAATGCCTTAGCATCGCCGTCGTAGTGTTCATGAAACCAGTAGGGGTTGATAGAGTCATAATTGCTTGTATTGGGTTTGAAACCTTTTGCAACCTGATAAAAATCGTTACCGCACACACGATTGGAGTTTGCAATAAAGTCAATTTTACCTGACTTCAAGGTCAATGACAATGTAGAATGATTACGGACACTCAGTGAGCCCTTGATACCATACTTATTAAGAATGGATTTAACTTTAGGGGCGATTTCTGATTTGCGTTCCTGAGACATATAAGCCATTTGTTACTCCTTGTTTCGACTGTTTAAGATTCTATTATATACCCGAATCCATTTATTGTCAACCATTGGATAATTTCTTTTTAGTGTGTCAGAGTTCTAGGCCTATATCAGAATTGGTCCTAGAGCACCTGACACACAACTGAATACTTTCGTATTCATTTTTATTAAGAAATTACATGTACAAAAACCCTGCAAGGTTAATACTTTTCTTTTAGTTTCAAAAAGCATCGTACATGCGGTACATGGTCTTTTCAACTCTTGTCAGTACAACAGTGGTTCCGTTGTCTTTGAAAGTGAATTCACCTTTACGACCATCGACATGAATCAATGCATCAGGCTTGAAAGTCTTCCAAATGTATTCGCTGTTATCATCATCAGGATCACTGTCAAATTCAATAACAACACCTTTTGGTTGCAGTGGATTACCTTCAAACTTATCTCGGCGGGGCTCTTTAATTTCCTTACCGTTGTGTACAATTTTAACGTTATACTCAGTACCACTATCAAATTCAGGCTTAGCGTTAAGCATTTCTAGTGCCTCTTGCGGAGATTCGTTATAGCGGTTCATTTCTTCAACAATTGCCTTCAACATATCAAAATTGAACTCAGCAAACAAGCTACCGATATTTACCATGCTGTCAACATTTTTAAGGCTTGGGTCCTTAAGATTATCATAACAGTATTCACGTATAAATCCTTCATCCAATCCTTTGAAATCTAGCATATAGTAGATACGACCTGGACGATTACGCATGTGACTATCAACACGCCACTTATCGTTACAGGTAATCATAAACAACTTTTTAGTTGGAAAGACACCATCCAACAATGTTAGAATTGATTCTTGTTGGTCTTTATCATACGTCTTTTCAAACTCATCAAATAGAATAGCACAAGGCTGTTCAATGTTTTGAATGAATGTATTAAACTTATCACCGCACCAAGGCTGATTGATAACGATTGTAGGGATTCCTTGCTTAGCCAATTGAATAGCAACATTCTTAGTAAGCAATGTTTTACCACTACCTTTTTCACCAGTCATCATTACACCGGTTGCGTTATCACGATCCATAAAGGTACGGATAATCTTGTCAGTGTTCTTAAGACAATTTCCGTAGATTTTACCTGGAATAGCAAAGCCATCAATATGTTCTAGGTACAACTCACCTGACATTTCATTAATTTTAACAACATAATTACCTGCAGGCAACATACGATGAATGTCCATCGCCTCATCACTGGCTACACGGTAGGTATTACCAGTCTTCAAAAAATAACTCATTTCAATCCTTTAAAAAAATTGTTCTAGATTTGTTAACACTGACATTGTATTCAATACAAAACATACTCCGGCTGCATACCAGGAAAAGGAATATTTTTCAGAATCAATAATCCACTTAGCCGCCCAAATTGCAAATAGTAGATTAAGTATTATCATATTATGAATTCAGTGTAGCAAAAGGACTCATATCTTCTTCATTCGGTTCCATCTGCTCAAGTGTATCATACACCCACACGATAGGGATATCAAGAATTTTGGCAATTGTCATAGGATGAACACCATCCTCGATCATCATTTCAATATCCAGCATTACATTAGTCATTTTGCTCATTTTCTAACTCCTCAAGTCTATACTCTGCTAATTCATCAATCATGGTATCAATTAACACAAGGTGATCTTGTACAAAATCTAAATCACCCAATGTATCAATCATTAGTTCTTTGGCTTCTTCTAATCTTTCGATTGCCAATTTCATTTTTTCTGCATTAGTCATTTTGAATTACTCACTGTAGTTTTAAACAAAAATCCAAACAACACCGTAATGCCCCACGCCTGCAGCCAGGACACTTCACTAACTCCTGCAACGGCTCCAACCAAGCAACCATTCCAAAGCATGTACACCGGCCAACTTAGTAAGAAACTAAGTAACAATAGTCCTGCAATAGCAATGACAATTGCCCCAATCATAACAGCAATTTTTTCCATGATTATTACTCCGAAAATTCGTACATGTATTGAGCAACGCTAGGATCCAACTTGATGAGGTCTTTAGCGGCACCAGTCAATGCACGATAGCGGGCTTGCACTTGACTGCGGGGCAGTTCACCGTCACAGGAAAGATTCTCAGGGCTCAATGCAGAGTCAATACTTTGTGCAACACGTTTGCGACCCTCAGCCGTTTTAACTTCGTAGACCACAACGTTACCGCTGAACAATGAATTCCAACTGTTTTGCTGGGAGATGTATGCGTTAAGTGCTTTCATTTTTGATTCCTTTAATCAACTGTTTAAGATTATATTATATACCCGAATTGATTTATTGTCAAGCCTGGTATGTAAAATAACTACGGATTTTGCTTTGACGATTAGTGTGGCTTTCGTTGAATTTTACTTCATAGCCACGCTCACGTAGAGCAGTCATCAACACTGACAAGTCACAGTCCTCTTCCAGGAATGCATTCTCACCTTTTTGATAACTGTATGTAGAGATTTTGTCGGCGATACCAAGTGACACCAACTTGGACTTTGCAATACGTGCCCAAGCATGACCGGGGTCTGCAAAAACTTTAATGGAGATTTTCTTAGTCATTTTGATTCCTTCAATCAACTGTTTAAGATTCTATTATATACCCAAATCCATTTATTGTCAAGCCGATAACGGCTCGGCTTTCGCCTCCCACTGCTTACAACTGCTTCCCAATTTATCGTCCATCAGCACATGTGGTCATGCAATGATGCTCATCGGCCCTAGGTTCTAGCCTAGGTGATCCTTGGGATAGGACTGCTGGGCCTTGACCTGCCCAGCATCAGGTTGTGTGTCAATAGTTTTGGTGACTATGACCTACACGATATACCACAGTGCCTGCGGGCACATCGGCTTCGTCGGAGTCCATGGTGTATACTTCGGGTAAGCATACACTGGCCAATTCACTGTAAGAGTAATAACCGCTTTCAGTCATTACCAAACGTGCGTCCGGAGGCAATGCGCTCAATGCCGCCATCATGTCTGCTACAGTTACAAAATTCTCCATCTTACTCTCCTCAAATATAAAAACACTCACCGCGCTTGTCGGCACCGATAGCATCGTAGACACATTCACGAACCATAGTGTCCATTGCCTCACCAAACATGTCAGGATTAGAATCAGCCAAGTCACGCAATGCCTTGAAAGTCTGTTTCCATGACAGATTTTGACTTTTGGCAGTTGTCACAATACCGTGAACAGCCATGTTACCTTCGTCAGAGAACATGCCATAAGAGATATCAAGTGTGATTGTAGTCATTTCGTTTCCTTTTCTTTACTGTCTAAGATGTTATTATATACCCAAACTGATTTATTGTCAAATTTGGGTATGTTGTTTTTACGCAACTTCCAACATGCTAGCTGGGACTCTCCAGGTCGTGCCAATCAAGCTACTTGACTTTTGCTCACTCACCAGGATGTACTTTTGATTTACTTTTTTCACAGTACCGGTCACAATCATACCATTGCGACTATTTTTGAATTTGACAACAGTACCAACGTTCATGGCACGTTTGTTCTGCTTTGCAATGTTAGCACGGGCAAACTTGATGGCATCACCAATGCTATTCAGTTCATCATTGGTAAAGTTACCGAACATGATAGCAGAATTAACTTGCTGAATTGCTGAGAATTTTTCCATTTGTCTTTCCTTTGAGTTAATCAATCAATACACGTAGTATATCAAACTTTGGATTTATTGTCAACCAAAACTTGGTCTGTGACAATGATTCCACCGTAAGCATTTTGATAAGTTTCCGCAACTGCACGGATGAAGAAAGTGAGTACTTTACCGTTACCTGCAATCAAAGTGAATTTCATATCGATTCCTTACTGTTGATACAAGTATTATATACCCGAAATGATTTACTGTCAACTGAAAAATGAATACTTTATGTTACTCTTTGGTAGTATAGTTTCTAGCAGATATCCCGCACTTTTCGCCGTACATGCGTGATTGTTCACAGGTCTTCAAATAACTGGTCCTAGAGCGGCCTAGTACGTAATCGGGGGTTGGTTCTGTCAAAGAATCTGGATGTGTGCAAGTATGCTCATAATCATTTCGTATTACTTTGTTAAGTAACGGGATTTGACTGATAAACTTACAATCCTTACAAAGCAGGACTTCCATGTTAGTACTCACTCTTTTTATGTTTTGGTGTGCGGCGATATGCAATTTTGCTTTGCACAACCTTGGGTTTGAACGGTGTATTTTCTTGAAACAATACACGATGGGCCCTGTGTTTGGGCTGTTCAATTTTGAAAGATAAGAGTTCTTTTTTCATAGCCTTTAGTATAGCAGAACCCTTATTTATTGTCAACCAGAGCGGCCTGTACTGTAGTGTGTACCTTTTGGTCCTTTCGAAACAAAAGTTCTACCATACAATTCACCCTGATATTCATCACTATTAGCAGAGTATTTCAGTATCACTTTGATACTTTTATTCAGGCTAATGCTTAACAGTACTTGAGGTTTGAATTCAAGTACATCGGCCGTTACCGTTTGTCCATTGTCTACGCATTTGACCTGTGCAGTTTCATCATACCGAATCATCTTAGACTCCAAGAGTAATGTTTATTTGTTTGATAGATTTGGTAGTAAAACTGCGCCACTCTTTAATGTCTGTATCAAACACACGCACTGTAGTTTCTGACTGTTTCCTAGGTGTTGCACCTTCTTTGATTTCAATTTTAGGAACAACGTCAGGATTGGTTGTGCAATTCATTACACGTTCAGTACCATCCTTTTTAGTGAAGGTAACTGTAACTGTATCAGTACCCAACATACCACGCAACCAAGATTCAAACTCAATCCAGTCTTCTTCTTTCCAATCAATTGTCGGATTCATCTTCTTGTTCTTCCCAGGTTGTGAAAAAGTTTTTGATTTTTAATTCTTCATCCCAAGAACTACAATAGTCATTGTCAACATCACACAATGTCAATGCTTCCTCTTTAGACACAATACGATGACTAACAATCTGTTCACCAATATGCTCTTGACTAAACTCTTTTGCCTCGTTCATTGTAACAGTATCTAATGCCCAATCAGTTTTGTTCTTCCCGTACTTATCAATACCAACAGGAACTTCAACCATATAACGTTCACGGAATGTACTGACACATTCAACAAGAACCCATTGTGTATCTTTCTTTTCTTTCTTAGTCAAGGTAAAACTCCCGTCTTTGTGTGTTTTAAATTTAAGTGTATCACCGATCTCCCAACCTAATTCATCACAAAATCCCTCCGGGAACGGAAGAATCAAGTCACCTGTATCAGGATCTTCTTGTAGGTATACTGTGTGTTTCTTTGACATTTTTTTTCCTTATGTTAACATGCGAATTAAACCAATTGAATCTATCGTTGTGAGCAAGAGGTAGTTCCCAAGCATACCAAACGATCGGCGAGTATAACTAGCCCAAGCGTACATAGCACACCCTGTAATCCAAACAGGATAAAGTGCCAGTAAAGGTGGATTTGGAACTGTTGCAGCCATTGTGATAGCACACCCAATGCTAATACCCCAAGCAACAACTTCAACACAGAATCTAAATTTGTTAGTTTTGTAATCACTTTTTATCCAATCAAAGGTATCATGTAAAAAATTAATCATGTGTTTTTATTACTTCAAGTAATACTTTCTCAACCATTTTGTTAAGTGTAATATCATGTTTATGTGCTTCCATGCACAATTGTAACATAACATCATCTTCCAATTCAATAGGAACTTGAACACGCTTGTCATATGTTTCACCATTGAAAATTGCTTTGGCTTTTTCTAGGAAATCTTCCTCAACTTCTAAATCAATCCACTTAACATCGTCCCAAGCCTTACGCCATTTGACTTTGCGTGTCTTAGCCTCAGATATCATAGCATCTTTGAATTTAGGATTCAACCAACGATAAGGTCTCATCTCTTTATCTTCATCAAACCAATTATCTACTTTGACGGACACATCTGCCTCATAGATTTCCTGTGTCTCAGTACTGTAAAGCACAGACACATAGGCAAACTCACTTTCGTAACTTAAATATCTTGCGTCAGGATAACAGCTCCAACCATATTCACTACCTTCAGTAATACGGTGATTTGTTAGTTCATTTATTTGACTTAAGTGCATTTTCTTGTCCTTTGTAGTGTTCAATAATAGGTTCGATGTTGTTATTGTATATCTGTTCCATTGTTTTGTAAAGCATTTTGGCATCCTGCTCAGTTATACCTGCTGTCCAATTTGGTTCGCCATCTTCTTTACGCAACCCATAATCATGCCTATATGTATAACACATGTCAGTGATAATTTGTTCTTTATCTTTCATATAATTTTTTACACTCCACAATTACAAAAGTGGGATAGTTTTCTTTCATTGATAAAACAGTCGGGCAATGAAATTCAACTACAATAGTTTCACTATCATAGTAGTCATTGGTTATCAACCCCCAAACAAATCGTCCAATAAATATTACACCCAATAATACAACGATAGGTAATATCAAACTACTTGTTCTGTTGGGTCCTGGAAAACTATACATCATGTATCCTTGTCAACATTCAATCCAGCAATTGTTTGCATAATCCCAATGTCTATTATCATATAAAGAAAACATGATTTCATATCCAAACAAACCTAATTCTAGTCTAACACCTGCATGGTCACATTTTCTGCGCCAATCAAATTTAAAATGAAATAGATTTTCACAGTCTTGAAATACTTCAAATTCAAAATATTTGTGTTTGAAGGGCGTACCACAAACGTAATTAAAAATATGATTGAATGACGTACTAGTGAAGGGATAATCAATTGAAAAGTTTAGTTTAATCATATTATGATGATAACATGAAACCTAATTAAAGTCAATTATTTAGGTTAACATGTTGTTGATGAGTTTTAGGGCACTTTTTACTACTGATACATCTACGTGCATTCTTTGGGCAATTTCATGCATATTGAGATTTCGTTCTACCATTTCTTTTACTTGCATGATTATTTCACGGGACATGTTAAACTCCTTAGGGGGTACATATATAACGTCTCGGGATCCAGTTCCGTTGACATTACAATTTCAACATTGCCCACATTGCAGTCTTTTCCAAATCAGTTTGAAAGTTTGGGTATACCTCATCCAATCTTGATTTAGGAATATTCACATATCCTTTATTTTCTTTTTTGCGAAACATATCTTCTGCTTCCCAAATTGATGCACTAAACATCTTTGTCTGTAATTTGGCACCACGCCGGCCCCAAAATGATAGGTATTCATTGTATGCAGGTTTATAGTTTGGAAAAGGATGAAATTTAAGATGTGAGGCCTCATGTTCACGCAACAGAATGATGCCCCATACTTTATCATGGTTCTCTTGGTTACACCAACCAATATATGCGTAGTTCATTCTTCAATTTCCTCTACAGGTTTATCAGGGATATTTTCTGTATCATTGTCTTGTGCAAACACAAAGCCCATATCTAACATTGTGTCCATTTCAGCAGGTGTACAGTGAGCACGAAACACAAACAGTCGGCAAGTAAGATTGTCCTTGCTATAGTAGATCCTATAACTCACCCGTTCCACATTCAATGCTTTGGCAAGGTCGTCTAAAGAAAAACTTTCAGGCCAGTCATCATCAACGATATTACGTGTCTTTTCAAAATAAAAATCTTGCATCATTTTTAATTCCTTCAGCTAAAAACAAATATCCAGGCATTGATAATAAACCAAACTGTTGCACAAGACATAATAACAATCAATGCATCCAGTGCAATGATTTCGGGTCCAGGGGGCTTAGGTCCAAATTCTTTTAACCAAGAATTTTGGTCAACCTTTTTAACTTCTGCTGTACCTAAATGCAAATCAACAGGTTTTATTGCCTTAAACTCATTCATTATTTCATCGGTCATTTCCGGCATGTCATCAAAGTCATCAAGTGGTTTATTCATTCTTCAAACTCCGCATCAACGATACCGCAGGCCACAAACTCTAACTCAGACCATGCTTCCTCTAGTGTATCAAAACCCACAACATCATAGGAACCATCGTACATTTTAACATAGTAAGAACCGTTGCCAGGACTAGCTTCGGTGTCAATACCGACTTCTCCGTATGACGTTGATTTAATCATCATGTCCATTATTTTACTCCAAATGTGTTCAATGCTGGTTGCAATGTGTTAATCAATTCAGTCTCGCGGGCATGAGCAGGACGCTTGCCTCTCACAATCTCCACGACACCAAATACAAAACTTTCTGCACCTTGTTCACGCAAGGCACGTGACAAACCCCAATCTTTGTTCTCAGTCAAGGCACGTTGCATATGCTTTTGCATACGACGGCGTAATGTGCGAAATACATTACCCTTGAATGAAACAGCAGTCAGACCAATGTAATACTCAAGTGTTACAGTGTCTTGAATGTAGTAGATGACTTGATTGCGGTCTGTTCTACGTTTGCGGTTGATTTTCGAGTTCATGTAAGTATTATATACCCAATGTGATTTATTGTCAACTATTGAGTATACTACTTTCAGTTTACTTTACAAACCCAGCAAACATTTCAATGTCATACCAAGCTACTGCTTTAGTATTCATTTCATAAACAAGCACAGGGAATGCTTGAGTATTAACTTTATCAAAGTTAACAAGTTTCTCAAAATTAGATTGACACAGTTCTTCATCAGACTGGTCCTCAAAAGTCACAAATGCTTTGTTAGTGTTCACAAACTCATCAATGTTGTAAGACATAATAGGCCCTTTCAAATGTTTAAGATGCTATTGTATACCCAATTTGATTTATTGTCAACTTGTTGTTGTAAGGATATCCAAAGCCTGTTGTAATACTTTTGACTGACGATGTTGTACATCCAACTCCCATGGTAGGTTGGTGTATTCTTCATGTGTCATTTCGTCAGGGGGTTTGCTTGAATAGGGTATTCCTTGCCAATAGCACAATCCACTAGGTTTGATTTTCAATAGACCAAGATACTTTTGACTAACATGTATCAGTTCATGTACAAGAATTTTTAGTTGTGATTCTAGTGATAGGTTGATGTTCAATCCAATACGATTGACTCGGTTGATATCAATACCACCATAGACATTCTCCTCTAAGGGGCACAAGCATACCTCTACAGTGTCCGGCAACTCTATGATTTGAGATACTGCAATGGCTAACGAGGTCAATAAAGCCTCGTTATCTTTTTCATAGTTATTATTTTTATAGTAAAACTTAACTTCCATTATGCATTATGAATTTTGTCCATTGCCTTTTTAACTATCTTCTCACGTTCTTGTTTAGTTCTAGCACCTAATACTGTGATATTATATAATTGGTTATTTGTACTTACAAGCATTGTGATACAGAATCCTGCCGCATTTGTAAACCCTGTCTTTATCGTAACTATTCCTTCTTTTCCAAAATAATGACTAGTTGAATTACTAATAATTGATTTGTTCCTTGGTTGTTTGATTCGCTTTTTAGATTTTTTACTCTTTTCAGATTTATTAGGTACCGCTGATTTAGTAACCACTCTTTGTGTTTGTGCGGCTTGTTGTACAATAGGAAAATTACTAACTGCTTTAACTAGCATTACAATATCATTAACAGTACTGTAATTCATAGCACTCAATCCAGTGGGTTCGACAAATCCGGTATGCATCATTCCAAGTTCTTTTGAATGAGTATTCATTTGACGAATAAAATGTGGTTGTCCACCGGGATAATTTTGCGATAAAGTAACTGCGGCTAAATTATCACTGCTTACTAATGACATGTTAACTAGTTCTTGTCTTGTCAGAATCATGCCCTTCCTTAGTTTAGTGTGATTGATTTTATTACTTATGACAGTTAGTTTTTCGTTAAGGTCTTGATTTGATTTCATGACCGTGTATATAGTCATTAGTTTGCTTATACTAGCAATACTAACTTCTTTTTCACTGAGAGAGCCTGAGATAACTCTATCATGTGTTACGTTGTACACTACAGTGTTTGCCTCAGCAAATGAGAATAGTGGCAGAAATAATAATATGATTAAAATGTTTCGCATAGAATATTTAGTATATCACGAAACCGTCACAATTCACAGCAACATGGACAACCTGTATAGCCAAAAAAATAGACCCCGAAGGGTCTATTTACATTGTAGGACCATTTCCTGATTTGAATCCAACTTCTCCGCCTTCATCTTTTATGCGTTTGATAACATCTTCAAACAATATAGGTTTAAAGTCTGTTTGTTCTACGCATACGCAATGATATCGGACATCAACTTCATCACTGTACAACATAGTGCCGGTCTTAACATCATATCCACGGGGCTTTTTAACACGATTAGTGTGCAAGTGACCATGAATGTTGACGCCAAAACGACCCAAACTTTCTTCATGTACTGGGATATGACTCAATATCATACCGTTCATAACATGATAGGCACGTAATTCACGGAAGTGTTCACGATATTCCTCATCACGGAAAATGTCATGGTTGCCACGAATCAATACCTTATCACCGTTCAAACGATGCAAGGTCTTCATTGCCTTACGATTGATAACAACATCACCCAAGTGATAAACTTTATCGTTAGGCTTGACAGTCTCGTTCCACATCTTGACCATAGCCTCATCCATTTCATCTGGATCAGTCCATGGGCGAATCTTCGTCACTCCGTCACTTTCCGTGAATCTACACACTCCGGCATGACCAAAATGTGTGTCACTGACTAAAAATACTGATGGCATAATAACTCCTTAAACTCGTTCTTTCTTTACTCGACCAATACGGCTAGCCTTGTTCCAATCGTAAGCAACACCGTCTGGGCACTTACCATCACTGACACTATCTACACCAAACACACCGCAAACTTCAAACTCGTCTCCCTTGATGGTTACGAACACATTCAATGCCTTAGCATGTGCCATTGCCAAATCAAGTGTTGAAAATTCTTTTTCTTCTATTTTATACATTCATTTCCTTTATGCTAACATCCATGATTCATCTTGGTCTTTATATTCTATTGATTCATTACCATCATATTCTGCTATTCTAAACATTCTACCTTCTTTAACCCATTCAACTTCTAAATCTTTTAAGCCACCTAGATATACATCAGGGTATTTCAATACCATAAAAGTTTCAAGTTCTTCAAATTTTCCTGCTGTTACCATGTGAACTATTGCTGGATCAAAAACTAGTTCAGGATATTGACGATTCCAACTGTACCATCCAGCACCAAATCCAGGTGAGTACAACACCGCAACTGCACCGGCAACAACTACTTTACCTGTGTAAAGTTCGTCTGCTACTTCAATCTGGTCTCTTAACATAACTTCCATTATACATCACCTTTATATTTTTTAGGTATAATCAATCCACTGTCTAATGTCACGCCATTGATAGTATGAGGTTCATTCTCATCATACGTCAATCCTAACACACTCATCATTTTATGTTTCACTAACAAGTTTGGACTACGATAATCTTCTGTATCATCAAAGCCCATCATTATCCCAACCTCTGTTACTGCACCTGAACGACATACACCTGCGATACAATGCACAATTACATTACTACGATTAAGCAATGCTTGCTTTAGTATGATAACCAAACTCTTGGCTTGTTCATCGGTTATTTTCATTTCAGGTTCAATACATTCATCCTCTTTTTCTAAATCTAAGAATTCAAATTGATGAACATTATTGAATTTGTATTTGGGTTTAGGGAATTCCATACCACAATCAACAATCTGAATCAACACATTGTTGATACCTGGATCATAGTGTTTACCTTTTACGATATCACTCAGTGCTACATTTTGAATCCACGGCATGTTTTTCTCCTTCATTAGAGTATTATATATGATTTGGGGATTATTGTCAAGCGCAGAAAGTAACACCCTAGGTGCGCTAAAAAGTATTAATATATAAAGAACATGGAGTTGTTAGTAAAAACTCATCCGTATATGCGGTGGTTTATCTAGGGTGTTTATATAAGCACACAATATCTCTTTCGCTTAGTAGAGCCTGTCTTATCGGGCAGGGTACTGACACAGTATACTTATATAAAATGTCTAGCTACTCACACCACATGAGCCCTAGACTGGTCAGTTACTACGTCCATAACATTTATTCTTCTGGATAGGTGTTATACCTCACCCTAGATTGTTTTCGGTATCCCATGTAAGCGGGACCGTAAGGTCAAGTTCTAGTGTACCCCCTCTCCTATCGTTCAAGGGACGCTCTTTTATAACGTAAAAGAGTAAACCGGGTATTACTATTTAGCTTACGCTAAATCGTAACGATCCTTCATAACGGTCTTCAACATGATTGCTTCTGGTGAGAAGTCATCCATGTTACCAGAAAGAATACCTTGTGCAACTGCTGGGCTAAATCCTGAGACTAGCGCAACACCTGCCTTGTTAAACTTAACTGGTGCATTACCGTATGCGGCATTCAAATTCCAGAATACTACCTTAGGTAGTTCGTAACCTGCTGCCTCGTACTTACGTGCTATCATTTCGATTGCAGAGTCATCGTGATGAACACCTGCATCAAATTGCATGTCACTGAAGATAACAATTGTACCCGGCATTTCTGCTTGAGGAACACTGTTATCAACTGCTGTCTTAAGCACCAAATCAAATGCCTTGTTCAAGTCGGTGTTAGCGACTTCACCAGTGTTCATTTGGTCAATCTTTTGATTGATGTTACCCTTTAGAGTAACCAGCTTTGGAGTACGACTGAAAGTCAAGAACGTGTCCTTGAACTTACCAGTGTTCTTGTCTGCAAAGTACAATCCCAATGAGATTGCAACATCCAAACAAGACAAAGTACTCTTGCTACCATGACCACCAGCACTACAAGTCATAGAACCTGAACTGTCAACCATTGGCAACACGTTAGCGTCACCGATATAGTTTGGCAGTGCGTCCCATTGGGCTTGCATTGCGTCCAATTCAGTCTTAGTCATTGCACTACGACTATAAGTTTGGATAGCACCCTTCAGTACATCGTAAGGGAACACTACACCAGCGTTAATCTTAACACCAGCCTCACCCTTAACCAACTTAGTTACGTATTCTGCATAAGTTGTACCATGACGACCAAAAGCCTTCTTGTAACGTGCATGTGCCACTGAAGGAACATGGTTGTAGTTGATGTTATCCCAATCGTTAGAACACATTTGTGTTTCAACAACACTGGTTAGAGTAACAAGGCTCTTACGATATTGCTTTGGAGTCATACCAAAGAATTCACGTATTTCACGTGCAACATCGCCCTTACGTGGAGTCCACTTTGCAGCCAATCCATTACGTGCCCGCAATGCATCACCCAACATAGTGTATGCTTGTTCCTTAAGAGTCTTAGTCTTAAACACAAGCAAGTCATCGTAACGACCCAATTCAGGAACCTTAACCAATAGACGGCTAGCATCTTCTGGGTTAGTCAATTCCAAGTGAATTAGAACTTGACGAAACAATTCACGTTCGCCGGATCCACCACGTGCATCACGTGCCCATTGGACAATACGTAATGCTAGGTCAGAGTTTTCAACATAAGCCGCAGTGAATGCGGGTATAATGTTCTTACCACGGCTTGCACCGATGTTATAGAACAAATCAACGCAAGCATTTGCTGTTGACTTACGTGCCTTCATACCGTTAGCGGTACGAGCTTCTTGGTTTGCTACTGCTTCTACAAATGTTGACATATTGTATTCTCCTTCCGTGTGTGTTATGCAACAGGATGCGCTTTGGTTTCATTTATAGTTGAAATGTAAAGTTGCTGAAAGCATCCTAAAAAAGAATTATATCACTGATTGGATATAATGTAAATGTGTTTTGGGTAAACGGGATGTTCGTGACAGTTAGTTTATTTTCTGGACCAACCAATTATGTCACTCGGTCCATATCAACAATTCATGTTGACTATCTAGTACTTGTGTCTGCTACTAGAAACATAGAATGTCTTTCCAATCTGTCACCTATTCCTTCATGTCTTACGACTAACTTCAATAGTATTAGCTGTAGTTGTTTAAATTGCTGAAATCATCCCAGTAAAATTTTAAATTACTTCAAAATCTTCTTTGCCTACACCGCATTCGGGGCAGACATAAGTGTCTGGAAGTTCATTCCATGCACCTTCTAGTTCTTCATCGTGTACGTGACCGCATACGATACATACATGTTCTTCACTCATTCTAAACTCTCCAAAACTTGTTGATAGCCTTCAGCATGTCGTTTTTCAACTTTAGCCAATGCCGCAAATCGTTTCTCTGCTTTTGCTAATACAGACTTAAACTGTTCAGCATGTGCAGAACTTTCAACAATCTGGGTTCTAAACTCGTTTAATGCAATTTGGTTATTTTCTGCCTTAGCATCTTCTTCAAATCCTGGATACATTGTAGTGAATTCATAGGTTTCACCTTCAATTGCTTTCATCAAGCATTCTTTAGTTGTTGGCTTACCAATCAACAATTCTAAGTGACCCCACGCATGTAAAACTTCTTGAACAGCGGTGTGTTCAAAATGTCGTGCTACTTCTTCAAAGCCTTCTTCACGTGCAATTTTTGCAAAGTAGCGATACTTGATATGAGCCATTGACTCACCGGCTAATGCCGACTCAAGGTTTTTTAGTGTGTTTGATATTTTATCAAATGGCATATTTTTTTTCCTTTTAAAAATGATAGCAGGATCGTTGTTGACTGCTTGTTTAGCCAGGGCCATCACACCTGGTTCGTTAGTCTTGCTTCAATAATACCCTTCAACGCTCGGTGTTTTTAAGCACTCTGCTCCAGTTACTACCGTAGTGTCTAACAGTCCATAGTTAATGAGTTTGTTGCTGTGCCGATCCTAAAAATTAATCATTCAATACGTATATTATATATGAGTTTGTCTTTACCGTCAATGACTTTTGGGCAAACTGTCTTGGCGGAAGCGGTGAGATTCGAACTCACGGAACCTTTCGATTCTCTAGTTTTCAAGACTAGCGCCATAGGCCACTCGACCACGCTTCCTTTTAATGATTAACGCTCAACCTTTTTGATTCGTTTTAGATATTCACGATTGATTAAACCTTCTTCAATCTCACGTAATGCGGTTACTGCATGACCATTTTTTGTTTTTACTTTCGGGCGATGACCTGCCGTTAATTCTCTAACACGTTGACTTGCTATAAGAATTAAATCGTATCTATTGCCTACAGCATTCACTGCGGCTTCACTTGTTTGTCTTGGCATTATCGTCCTTGGGTTATTTGGAGCAGGATATCGGGTTCGAACCGATGACATTTTCGTTGGCAACGAAACATTCTACCACTGAATTAATCCTGCATTTTTTTGGTACATCCTGAGAGATTCGAACTCCCGACCTTCTCCGTGTAAAGGAGACATTCTACCACTGAAATAAGGATGCATATATCATTTCTTTAATGTTCCGCCAGTACACGAAGCATCTTCAAAAAATTGTTGTTGAACTTTTTTCTGATAGTCCTCCATGACTGGATCCTTCTCATTAATATTTTCTTCTTTTAAATCACGCTGAAAAATAGCATCCCAACGAGTATCATATTCTTGTTGAGATATGCTTATTGATCGTGGTGTACTACCTTTAGTCATAATTATTTTCCTTGTCCTCTGTATGCTTTGAATGTCTTACGACGGCATTTGTTCATACTACTTGTTTTAGCTTTACCACCTTGACATGTTTTTTTAGTAATCACATGACCTTTTGTATTACGACCTTGTGCCATTATGCAATCCTTTGAATCAAGTGATAGCCAAACTGTGTTTGAACAGGTTGACTTAAGCCGCCTACGTCTAATCCGTACGTAGCATCTTCAAAGGGCTTAACCATTTGACCACGACCGAATTGACCTAAGTCTCCGCCGTTCTGCCCGCTTGGACACTTGCTGTGCGTCTTTGCCAATGCACTAAAATCTTCACCATTGTTTTTAACTTTGATGTATAGATCCATTGCATCACTAAGTGATTCTACTAAAATATGTTTTGCTCTTACTTGCATTAGTTTCTTTCTATAAAATTGGTAGAGAACATTTTTGAGGTATCTCTATTGAAGCAGATCACTGCTCACCTGTTACATCCCTCTTAGTACTGTTACCTGCCCTAAGGATTAGCTAGCTACCTTAGTGACTCATACTGGATAATGTAACTTATCCGCTGTTCTTGGTCGGAGTACAAGGATTCGAACCTTGGACCCCCTGGTCCCAAACCAGGTGCGCTACCAGACTGCGCCACACTCCGTTATTTTTTCTTTCTTAAAATCATTCCAACATACGTGCCAAAAAATGCACCGATGCCTGCTGGAACTAATAACCAATAGTTAGTTGTATAGTTGATAACTGCTACACAAGCGGTTATGAATACAACTGTTGCCCACATACTGGCTTTTGTTACTTGGTCATCTTGTACAGCTTTCAAGTAGTAAGTATAAAAGATATCAGTAAAAAATACAGCAAAAAAGGTTATAATATATTCTAGCATTTAAATGATTAGTTGGTTGCAGGGGACGGAATCGCACCGCCGATCTTTAGCTTATGAGACTAACGAGATACTACTTCTCCACCCCGCGATATATTTATTTGTGTTTACGTGGTGCTTGATAAAAGATTTGAACTTTTGACCTCTTGCATGTCGAGCAAGCGTTCTTCCACTGAACTAATCAAGCATTATTCGTTGTCAGTACCTTCGACTTTTTCAAAACGCAATTTGATTCCTTGACTTAAATCAAATCCATTTAACAAACCAGAGTCTCTGTCGGCTTGTAATTCAGGCCAGATGAATGCAGGATCATACCTATCACCTAGTACTCTTACTGTTTTGTATAGTTTGTTGTTGATGTAAATTTTTAACTTCATAGTATGTTCCTTGACATACTATATTTATGATTCTTGGTGGAGGATACCAGGATCGAACTGGTCACCTACTGCTTGCAAAGCAGCCGCTCTCCCAAATGAGCTAATCCCCCATTAAAACTTTGGTGCCCCAACTCGGACTCGAACCGAGATGCTCTCGCACTGGCTTCTAAGACCAGCGTGTCTACCAATTCCACCATCGGGGCAAAAATTATTGGTGCGAGTACCCGGAGTCGAACCGGGACGCCCGAAAGCGGCAGATTTTAAGTCTGCTACGTCTACCTATTCCGTCATACTCGCAAAACAAAGTATATTATATACTATGTATCATTTATTGTCAACTTATTTATTGACCATTATCAATCTTGGAGCGGGGTAGGGGATTCGAACCCCTCTAGCTAGCTTGGAAGGCTAGAACACAACCACTATGCCAACCCCGCATAAATACTTCTATGCATACGTATGACGCTATCACTGATTCAGGATTACACATCCATCTTTCAATGAGTAACGATTCCATCTGTTACATCATCGTGCATAATATTTACTCTCACAAAACTAGAATGAAATACTTTACTGATACTGAATCAGCTATTTACTTCATACATTCATTATAATTTCCTTTTACTTATAATTATATCAGTAGAGCAATGACAATCCTTCTGTACGCATATTTCGGGTTCAGTAGGCCATTCTATTTGTTCTGGATAATTTATATTACCTATTATTCTAGTAGGTGTTCCTTGTTTACAATTGGCACGTTGTATGTCACCATCCCAATGTACAAACAAACTTTCTAATCCTATATCACACTGCCACCCATAAAAGTTATTAAGACCTGTGTTAATTATATCAATCTCCGGAACATTATATTCATTAGAATTGTCATCCCAGTAATACCGAGCTGACATTGCTACTCCCTTTTTTTGAATCAGTCTTGGATTCAGTAACCAATACATAAATCCTGAATTTTTTTGGGGATGATCTAATATCCATTGATTTTGCTCAGGTGTATAATTTCTACCTAATGAATTACCAACACCCCAGTCTTGCAGTTGTACTGCCTCTACACCTACTCCAGTTGTTTTTGAATCAAAAGCATGATATGTTTCTACACACTTTTCCCAATATCTATTATCCATCATAACACGTACACTAGTGTGTGTATGTTTGATGGTTGCAAATACTTTCTCTTTGAAAGCAGGATCCTCAAAACTAGGATGAAAGCTAAAACACATACCATTGACATATTGAGCTATGTCCTCATAATATCTAGGTGTTCTTACCCCATTTGTAGTTATAGAAATAGTATGGCCGGCATTATAAAATATCTTAATCAATTCAGGTAGATGTGGACTCAATGTAGGCTCACCGCCGGCAATACTGAGATGTATTTTTTCATGTCTACCTATCAATTCATAAACAAATCTTTTAGCATTTTCCCAATCATAGTGGTGATTTTTTCCATTATGCAATCCTTCAGGACAGTAACTACATGCATTGGTACATATGTTATTGATTATCCAAGTTAATTGCATGACTTTAGGAGTTTGTGTAATAGCGATTAACTTGCGTGTCATAGTATATCCTTTACAGCTCCACATCGTTCTCTATTCCAAACATCATCAAGTGTTAATTGAATCTCTGGATTAATAATGTAAAGTTGCGCTAATATTTTCTGTTGTTGTGCGTGACAAAAATCATGTCCAAATATCATTTGTCCTGCATCTGTGCTGAATATATTACTTAAATTCATCCAAACCTTATCATATTCTTGAATGATATCCAATAGAGGAATAGCGTCTTTGTAAAGATCAACTTGTAAGAATTTTACATGTCGTTGTTTAAAATCTTGCCAATAATGTATAAAGTTTTCTTCACTTCCAAAATGTCGAAATATTTCATTCATTCCATTTTGAAAACCCTGATCCTCTATATATTCTGAACTATGTCGTCCTATCCATGTAAAATGATTACGTTCAGGGAAGGCTCTAATACAAGACAATATATCATTGTTAGTCCAAGTATACATGTGTTGATACCAACGTAATGCAATAGGATTAAAATCATACACCACTATCATTGCATCAGTAGTTAATCTTTGTGGGTGTTTGAACATATCAAACAACTTAAAACCACTCGCAGTATTAATAACTAAATCAAATATTCCCTTACTACGAATGTTCATTTCTTCTGAATTGAATAACCATATTTGATCTTTAACTGCAATGCTATCTTCAATCCATTTATTTTGATTCCAATTTTGTTCTAAGAATGGAGTCAATGTTTCAATACTTTGTAAGAATTTGTCTGTGTTATCATCCGGATAAGTATAAAATTTACTCAGTCTTATTGTTTCTGATAATGCAATCACAGGCCAGTTGTTTTGCATCAATGCTAAGGTTAATTTCCACCCTGGACTTAACTGCATCTGTTCTGAAAATATTCTAGTAGGTCTTACCCATAATGGAGTATAATCGTGATGAAAATTTTCTTCACTACGTTCAATCACCGGTAACAATTTAGGACCTCTTTCCCAATCTCCAAATTCAGGTCTACCAACTTCTACCCAGGCTTTAATATTTACAATAAAGAATTGATAGTGTAGCTCTAACCAGTGATTTGGATGACATAGAGGATGACCTGCAACACCAAATGTATTTTCAGAAATAAACTGATCAAGGTCATTGACAAAATTAAAATTACGTATTTGACAACCTGCGGCAACAACTACACAATAATCAAATTGTTCAATCGATGCTTGTTCTAATATTTCACGTATCTCATCCTTGCAAATAATTCTCAAGGGAGATGGTTGAACATTACTAAGTCTTTCAAGATAAAAAAGAGTTGCCCCTTTAGCCCTAAGATACATCTTAGTATTATTAATTTGTTTACGTTGGTTATAAACCCCATATATAATTCTATGCATGGTTAAACCTTTCAATTGCCTGACGCTTTAATCTTTCTTCACCTGATCCATGTACAATGAAATGGTATCGATGTTCATCTGATTGATTCCAGACCATGTGTTCATTTCCTATATCTAGCATAAAGCCATGACCTTGTTTAAAAGGTACATGACCCCATTTACGAAAATAAAACTCACAATTGTCAGGATTATTAATAGCGATGTTCAATGGTCCAAACATTCTTCCAACGCCATCATTATGTGGCATTATATACCCACTCGCATGTAATTTCATAATGCGTACACGCTCATATGTTTGATAACCCAGAGACTTAAGAAATTCAGTGCATGTAGGGAAGTACTCACATGCGTCTGTCCAATGATAATTAGCTTCTTCTACAGTTTTATAACCATATTGTTCATAATTTTCTGTAGCTGTTGGATTAATTCCATGCAATGTAATTGCCGCCCAACCCTCATGATTGTAACTATACTGGCGATCCTTTTGTCTATGCCCCACAAACATGTGGTCATTGTCAATACATTCTTTATGCATTTTTTTAAAATCTGCCGAGAATGTTATAGGAAACCACGGCCAATCTGACCTGTCTAAACTAGTCGGCGCAGGTATTGTAGGTTGCCATTGGTTTGTTAAACTTTCTTTAATGAATTCGTTTAAAATTTCTTTCATATTATTTCTATATCAATAGCACGTTTAATCTTAGAAAATACTTCCAGATTCCAAGATTTTCTAAGTTCGCTGTGGGGGACTAACCAATCTTCCTTATTAGGATGAAAATTTAAAAATGTCTCATCAAGGGCTATTACACCTAAATAATATCTACCTAAAGCTAATTCTAATAAATTATCTATTGGTATCTTAGATTGTAATTCGGATGATTGCTTAATGTACCATTTCCAAAACTGTCTTTCTGTACTTTTATGAGCATTACCAGATGAGTCGCCGAAATTCAACCAGGCTTCAGAACAGAATGTTTCTTGAACCTTAATCATATTATTAGTAATTACTCTTGTGTCATCATCTTCCATGACATGTTGCCAATCTTTACCTAAAGTATTATATCCTAAGTATAACTGACCCCAAGTAAAATCTGTATCTAAAAATAACTTGTCAGTGGGTGTTACTGGCTCTCCCCTTTCAAAGGGTTCATATTGAACCAAACAACTAAACTGAGGGAAGGGACCAGTGTCAATAGCTGTTTCTAAAATATGTATGTACTCATTCAATTTTAGCCATGTATGATGAAATTCTTCTCCGGGAAATAGATTAGAGTCTTTTCCCTGACGTTCGCCATATAATTCAAATTCTTCATGCAAATGATTCAAAGTGTTTGCGTTTATTTCAGCAGTGCTAGTGTAAATCGGTAATTGCTTGTCATAATAACTATTAATCTTATCAATTATTTCATTAATAATTGACATCAATAATTCTAGATCCGTTAAAGTTTTGTTACTAATCTTTAACTCTAACGAATCATTTGTAGCCTTACGGCGGTCTACAATTGATATCCATCTGTCTAATAAACTAGTATAAGGTAGATGATACTGTAATTTTAAATGTTCACCACTTTCCAATTCAAAATGAAATATTGCAATTCTATTCATATAGTCACTTCCCGCTAATATAAATCCATAATTTTAAAATTTGGTACGCCGAGTAGGACTTGAACCTACGACCAATGGATTATGAGTCCACTGCTCTGACCAACTGAGCTATCAGCGTATGTACATAGTATATAGCACTTGCTACATAGTGTCAAACTATTTGGTACCCCCGATGAGAATCGAACTCATGTGAACCAATTATCTGTTGCTTACGGGATATAAATCCGCCGTTTTACCATTAAACTACAGGGGCATTAATAAATACTATATGATTCCATTTGAACATAGACAAACAGTAGAAATCTTTTACAAATTATTCAGTAAAGATCCATATGATCCTAAACTGTCTTGGGTGCTTCCTAATGACTTTGTACTAGATCCAGTGTTACAAGTAACGCCTAAAACAGAATCAATAGTAAAAGTTCATATAGAAAACAAAGAATTCATACCTAATTACATTGTAGAAGAAAAGCCTTTCATTCTATCAGGTACTGAATTCAATAACTTATAATTGGCGACCCACCAGGGACTTGAACCCCGACCAACGGTTTTGGAGACCGCTATGCTGCCATTACACCAGCGAGCCATTAATTGAATTTGTAAGCCTACGCCGCTTTTATCGTAGATTTATTCAGGACTTACCGGCCGCCTAGCCTGACCTCGCTCGCTGCGCTCACGATGGATATCACTTGGGATCCATCCAGCGTAGTCTCCTTTACAGACCCTTGCAGTTCCCCGCAGGGTGGGAGTTGAACCCATTTGCCTTTTACTGTTTTGGTCCTTCGAAGAAACCTAGACAGCGTGACTTCACTTGCTGACGCTTACAAAACTTGGTGGAGACGGTTGGACTTGAACCAACAGTGCCGAAGCGGCGGATTTACAGTCCACTGGGGTTACCAATTTTCCTACATCTCCAAAATTTTTATACCATATAGAAACATTTTTGATATCAGTCTAATGCTGGCACATCAGGCCTTTCGCCCCTGCCAGGGGACCGAACAGAGCACCGCGAGTTGGCGATGATGCCCGTCAAAAATGCTTTTATATAGCTACCATATAAAAACACACTGCCGATCATGGCACCGTTGTCCGTGCCTTACTCTAGCCATATACTATCCTGTTAAGCTATTAAGATAATACCAGTAATTGAGGCTTCAATCAATACAACTAAACAGTGTGTTTTTATATGGTAGGGGCACAGAGAATCGAACTCTGATTGACCGGTTAAAAGCCGGATATTCTACCTTTGAATTATACCCCCATATGGTCCCTCCACTCAGATTTGAACTGAGACTTCTCGGATTAAGAGTCCGGTATGCTACCGTAACATCTTGAAGGGATGGATCGTAAATATTTTCTTTTACGTGCCATCCAGGACCATACGGGGGTCTAGGATGACACTAGAGTTTACCTCGTTTCATGTCATTCTCCTTTATTAACATTTCTCTTTTGTGCTTGTCGTTCTGATTTCCAGAACACTCTCTTCCAATCTCTAAGGTGTTTCCACCATTGAGGACTACGTGTTAGAATACCTTGTTGCTTGTGTGCCACAACGTTCTCCTTTAAAAACTTGGAAGTGCGGGTGAGATTTGAACTCACGGTTTTGCGGATTTGCAATCCACTGCATTGGGCCACTCTGCCACCGCACTATAAATTAATTGCTCTGCATCCCTCGGCGGTAATTATAGTGCATCAGACCTTTGGAGTCATCACACGCACCCTCCACCCGCTTCCCGACAGGGACCGTTCTCGCATTGCTAGCGCCACTTCGGTAAGAGTGGTACCACCCTTGAGAGTCACCTCACTTCTCATCCTGCGGGTCACAGTATCCGCGAACTAAGCGGAACGTTTGGGAGAGAGACAAGTTGCAGGATCTAGTGCCTCTTGCGAGGGAAGTATCCAGGCGATATGTCTCTCAAACTTGGCGTTGAGTGTGGGATTTGAACCCACGGTCCATATTACTACAGACGACACCTTAGCAGGGTGTTGATTTAAGCCACTCATCCAACTCAACATATTTGGCGCACCGCACGGGATTC